GGTTCGCTTCACAGAAAGGGTAACGATGATTACCAAGCAACAGGTGAACAATGCTATTGATGAAGGTCTCATTAATGGTAATGGTCACAGTATTATGGATGCTCAGTACTATTTAGAGCATGGATTCGACTGCGAGAGTCTGATTACGGAATTTGAATCAGATACTAGCAGTGGTAAGACCACCATTTTCAAAGATGGTGAGATACAGGAGAAAGTTAAAGGGATTTGGTCTCTTGACTTTCATTATTGGGTAGCAGGGCAGTGCGGGCTTGCACGTGGTGTAGATTATGCCGAGCAGTATGGGCGTGGTTCACAGGCGCAGGCTATCGCCACCGCTCTTGCTAAATGGGCTAATCAAAAGGAGGTCGTATGACACAAACTGCTCATGAAGTAATGGAAAACGTGGGGGCATTATTCGATGTTGAATATATTCCCGCTGGTTTCCAAGACAACGGGTTTTATACTCGAGTCCCCGGCGAGGCGGGCAAACCTATGTATAAGTGGGTGAACCGTTTAACTATGGACAACAGTATTCCGTTGGCTATACATAAAGGTAGTTATCCTGAAGTGGATGGCTACAAACACTTAGCGGACATGGCGGAGTTCATGTTCCCAGTATCTAGTAAGGAATGCACACTGTTTGGTGACGGTGAACGTGTACTTTTAGTGCAACAACTCACGGATCCGGTGGATTTAGGCGATGGTGATACCATCCAGTCTAATATCATTTGGGTCAGTTCATTGAATGGAACTTGGTCCACCAAAGTGTATGACATGACTGAACGATTCTTTTGTCAGAACCAGTTGATTGGTTTGCCTTTGATAAGTGTGAGGCACACTAGAAACCATGACAGTTTGTTGTCTTGGCGTGTTGAAATATTGGAAGGTGCGAAGGCTAGGGCTAACGCATGGACTAGTCAGGCACGGGAGTGGAAGGATCAGAAGATGGTTGATCAACAGTTCTTTGATATGGTCAGTTATCTGATGCCTATACCTGAGTATGACAACACTAATGATTTGGTTCGGGACAGGATCAAAATGAAACGTAACGATATTCTTAACCGTTGGTATAAAGAACGTAACGAGTATGGTGACGGTGATGAAGGGATAGGCGACGCATGGTGTGCTTACAATGCGTTTCAAGGAGCGGAACAGCATTACATTAATGCTAAAGGTCGTGGTCATAACTGGTCACGTGACCGTGCGTTGATTAAGGCTGTTGATGGTAAGACACCGTTGGCTACTCAAGCGTTCAACTATTTACAGGTAATGAGTAGATGAGTAGAAAAGCAACAGCAACTATTCTAGTAACAATAGAATACGATGTTGACCAAACATTTGATAATGGCGTGTCTATTAATGACATGCGTGACCATTGGGATGAATGGATAGAACTACCGGAAGGTTGTATGCCTAAAGAATGGGATTACATAGAGGTGGATATATCCAAGATTGAATGTGAAGGAGAAGAATGGTATAGATGGTGACTAAATTATTGTTAGTCGCTACACTCAGCGGGGCTGGCAGTTGCTCGTCACTTGGGGAACTGGTCTCAGTGTATTTCGCACCGGAAGATCAAGACCTTATGTTAGACATCGCATTCTGCGAGTCTTCCGCTGATGCAGACGACACTTATTCAACAGCGTACAATAAGAGAAGCGGTGCGACTGGTTGGTTTCAGCATTTACCTAAGTGGTGGGATGAGCGGAGTCGTAAAGCAGGGTTTGAAGGTGCGCACATATTAGACCCTAATGCTAATGTTGCAGTAGCGGCATACCTATACTACAATATGGATTCTAATAGCCGTTGGGGTGGTGCATCCCACTGGTATCCAAGTAGGAGATGTTGGGGAGGAAAGTAATGGGTCAAATACCATCAGGTGTAAACGAGACACTAACACGAGAAGAGTACCATCGGTATCGTGATGAGGATGCTCGTAAACAAAAAGTCTTTGCCAAAGGGGTAAAGCAAATATACAAGGAGGCAGGAGCCTATGAGTAATAAACTAGACAGTTTCCCTACTACGAAGGGAGCAATCAGACGTAGATATGACTGGGATAATTGGAAGGATGGGGAAGTTCACGAACTTGTAAACCCTGACGACTTTGAAGTACCAGTTGAAAGTATGAGGGCTATGGTTTATAGACATGCTAGCAACATGGGTGTGCCTGTGCGTACTGCTAAGACAAGAGCAGGTTTGGCTATTCAATTCATCACGGAGGGTGACGGAGAAATATTAGAGTGGTGAAACTGACAGATCATAATGGCAATGAATATGATCTTGTTCCCAAAGTATTAATCGATTGGGGTCACAACCCTGCCGAGTTTGATTGGGCTACAATAGTAAGACATGAGATAATTGCTTTAAATTCTTTGCTTAGTAATAAGCAAGGTGTGTTAGATACTTTAGAACGTATCCATTCTGCTGAAAGTGCAGACGATATTATCAGATGATAACAATTTGGGTGGCGGGGCGCTACCCCTCCTTGCGCCTCGTCACCTTTAAACTTAAGGAGAAAAAATGTCAGACGACAACAATGAACAAGTAGAGATGGACATAGGGCAGTTCGCTGCTTCTTTGGCTGTTATACAAAACAAACTATTAGGAGATTTCCTGCATGATGTTGGGCATCTATGTCATAAGTATATGAATGATTTTGCAGGGTTAATGGAAGGGTTCGAGCATGTCCCACAGCCAGACTTCCAAGAAGAAGAAAAAAGTAACACAAATTTAATATTAATTGATGGCGATAAAGAGTAACTTGTTGTAGCCTCCCATATGAACATATGAAATATGAACAAATGACCGTCACGAAGTGACGGTAACATATGCATATTCATATGGTGCTTGACTCAACAGTTAAACTGTACTAAGATGGAAACCATGCAACCTACGAAACCACCAGAAGACGCAATAATTCTCAGACAATCATGGCTAGGTGATCTCGCCCTGTGTCCTGAGAGAGCCAGACAAGTCCGTGAAGGCGTTGCGATAAGCACAGACTCATCCAACACCGTTCTAGGCTCCGCTGTCCACTACGGGATAGAACAGTGCCTCATAGACAAGATGGACACAGGCGTACCCATGTCCAAAGCAGACACACTAGACGCAGCGATGCAATACTGGCACAGCCACATCAAAGACATCGTAAGGTGGAACCACAAAGAAGGTGAACCAGAAAAGATTATCGAAGCGAACTCAAACGTCTGGTGGGATGAAGTGATGCCCGACATACAACCAGTAGCAATCGAGTACGAATTCTGCCTACCTCTTGTACCCCAACACACGCCAGAGATTTGGTTGAAAGGAACCATCGACTGTATACAAGAAGCACCCTTGCCTATAGTTGATTGGAAAAATCCGGGGCGTAAACCACACGCAGAATGGGAAAAGAAAAGATGGTCACTTCAAGCAGCCGCATACACATGGGCAGTGCAAGCAATGGAACCACAAGGTTTCGGACAGGCACAGAACTTTGAATTCGTATACCTAGTCAAAGGCACAGTATACAGAACATATTTAGAACTTGGACCGGCGGATTGGGCAGGACTGGTTGCGCTTGCTCACTCCGCTGGTACACAAATAGCCGCTAACCTACCAGAGTGGCCACTCCAAATGAGTGGCTGGCACTGTACACCAAAGTGGTGTCCGGCATGGAATTCTTGCAGGGGTAGGTATGCGGGTCCAGACCCTTGGGCTCAACTTTAGGAGGTAGAAAAATATGGGTGAACAAGACATACGGATATCTATATCACGCAGAAGCGTGGCGCAGGTAGCACCGTACGAATCAGAAGAGGCTTCCGCTAGCGTGGAACTCTCATTAGGTTCTGACACATCAGCCGAGGATGTGATAGCAGAACTCAAAGCATGGGGTGATCGTATCGCCACTGCTAACTTTGAAGCACTCGGTATCGGTTACGAGATTGATGAGGTCGCTGTTAGACGGCTCCAAAAAAGCGTTCCCGAAAACAACCAGAGTCCTGCCGTGGCTGCCGCCCCGTCAGCGCCAGCATCCGCTCCAATCAAGAGTGCGCCGGCTGACGATAACGTATGGCGAGACATAATGGACAACTCAGACAACTGGTTTGTTAACTGGCCTGACATTGTTAGTGGCGTAGAAAGCAACGCCAGCCGTCCCGCTTACAGAAAGAAGGGACCTAATGGTACAGGCGTTTGGTTAATCAACCGTGACAAAGAGAACTCTGCTGCATTCCCAGAATGGTTTGTCTGCCCAAAGACAGGCAAAGGCTCAGAGGAACTCCTTGAAATAGGTAGACAAATCAAACAAAAGTCCTTCGCTAAGTAGGGGGCATGGCGGTACTTCACTCAGAAGAAGAGATCGCACGTTTACTGGCAGAAGCACAACAGGAAGCGGACGACAAAACTTCAGAAGAGATAGAAGATACGTCACCTCAAAGACCTAAGCGTTTCCCACTCTCATCCACCGTAGTCGAGAGTCTCGTCGGGTTCATAAGGAACCCAACGGAACGCTGGTACCTTGGGTTTCCAGAATTTGATCTGGCGACCCGAGGTATAGGTCGAGGTGAAGTCATGATGGTTATCGGACGTAGCCACACAGGTAAAAGTCAAATACTTTTAAACTCCATAGTGTGGAACCTGATCAACCAACACGACTCATATGCCGTGATCTTTTCCTTAGATGAACCAAGAGAACTAGTTTTAATGAAACTGTTCTGTTTACTCAAAGGACGCTCATCAGAAGAAGTCGAAGACGCAATCAAAGAAGGTGACAAAGACACCCTCTCTGACCTAGAACGTGCAGCAACACAAGAACTATCTCGTGTAGCCATAATCGACGAAGCGATCAACCTGACAGAAATGAGTCGGGTAATGGAAGAAGCCAGAGCATGGTGGGGTGCTGAACCCTCATTCTGCATGATCGACTACCTAGAATTACTTCCGGGTGGTGACGCAGACGCAACAGGAGTCACATCAAAAGCACAGGCTGTTAAACGTTGGGCTAAAGAAGAACGAGTACCAATAGGGCTAGTTCATCAAGCAGGACGAGGCAGTGCTGACCCCGGAAAAGCAGCAGGACTGTACGGAGGTAGATACGGAGGTGAACAAGAAGCCATCTTCGTGTTAGAAGTCTACCGAAAGAAAGACAGAACTGACCTGTCAGACTGGGAAACCCTATACCACGCCAACTCCGTCAACATTAACCTGTGTAAAAACAAACGCACAGCGAAACTGTTAGACCAAACGTATTACATGGACCCAATAGCGGGGCATGTACACCCATACCATGAGAACCTCATACCGGAGGCACGCAATGGATGACAACATAATAGAAGGCTTTGCTGACCTGTTCCAAGGGGGGAAGATAGCCCGATCCCACAAGGACGGCTACTTCGCTCCTATGGAGGCAACAGATGGCACACATTTTGATGCCACAGGAGCAGTCTATTTGAGGGCTGTGGAGGCTCATCTCACAGAAGATGATGCGGGTATAGGTGTTTACCCTCTCGTGGCCTTAGAGGACCCCACAGACGGCTCTCAGAGCCTTGTAGTTTACTGGGGTTGCGTCGATTGGGATGAAGGAATGGCAGAATCCTATAAACATGCGAAAAACATGTACCTGTTATTAAAACAATTAGGTATCAAATCATGGGTAGAAACATCCAGATCAAAAGGACACCACCTGTGGGTATTCTTTGAAGAACCACTCCCTGCACGTAAAGTCAGAGAAGGACTAATAGGAGCATGCAACATAGTTGATGCACCCATAAAAGAAGTAAACCCTAAACAAATAGAACTAACAGGAAAAGGATTCGGCAACGGGCTAAGACTCCCATACCCACACGACCACGAAACAGGCAAACAAGAAATGAATAACTTAGAATATTCTTTCTCAATGGTTCCAGTACGAGTCTTCGTAGAAGACGCACTACCAACCAGAGTCACCGCTGAACAATGGGAACAAGTACACACCCTGTACAAACAAGCAGAACCCCCACCAGTCAGAAGAGAATCATTCAGTTACACAGGGCGCAGACTCACAGGATTAGCAGAAGCAATCAGACGTAACGGACCACGTAGAACAGCAGACAAACCACACGGTGACAGATCGTCCACCCTATTCGGTCTCGCATGTGCCATGATTAGACAAGGCTACACCGACGGGGACATAATGACTGAGTTAACTTCAGCCGACCAAGACTGGGGCGGAAAGTTTGCTTTACGCACCGACGGTGAGCAAAGACTACGGAGACTAATAGACAGCGCACACAACGACGCATGGAAAGACCGTGAAAAGTATAACACTAAAAATAAATCGTAGACCCAAAGCCAAGGCAAGACCAAGGCACAACAAAAAAGGACAGGTGTTCACGCCTAAAGCAACAACTGACGAAGAGAAAGCAATCCGTGCAGCATGGGAAGAAGCAGACTTAGGAACCATGCAAGGACCAGTAGAGGTGTCCTTAACTTACACGCCGGAATGTAGTATAATTACTATACAGGAATCACCACATGATGCTACAACCCTGAGAGGAGACATAGACAACTATGTCAAACTCACATTAGATGCACTCAACGGGACAGCGTGGGAAGATGACAAACAAGTAGTTCGTATCAGCGCTGTGAAGGTAAACAAAATTGATCCTGATTGAATTAGAAAAATGGGAATATGA